AGGAAACAAAGGCATCTTTGCACCTGGAGGAGTATTGAGGTACTTAGGCTGTTGATCGCCTGTAGTTCGAGATTGAAAGGATACTATTCTACCAGAACGATCTCGTATAGGAAAGCAAATGCGTCCTGTAAAATCTTTTCCGGCATGAATGAATGCTTCAAACTCTCGGTATGTTTCTGCTCGAATTCCTCTCCAATTACCGATATATGGAGAGTATCCCTCTGGCATTTGTAGTCCCACGCTTTCCGCCCTTACTTCGTCTATTTTCTTTTTAAGAAGCTGTCGCCTCATTTCCATTTTGTTGACTTTTTCGCCGAAGTGGGTAAATAAGTTACCTTTAAATCCACAGGAGAAGCAGTTAAATATTCCTGTTACTTGGTCGATACGCATACTAGGATTACGGTCATTGTGGTCAGGGTGTAAACAACTAACCACATAGTCCTTACCTTTTGGAATATATGCAATATCTTTATTTTTGAGTAGATCCTCTACATTCATTAATAGTCTTCGTCCACGCCAAAGCCTGCCGAAGCTAGTGCATCCCCGTCCCAGTCAAGGAGGAAACTATCCCCATCATCAAAGTATTCGGGTACTTCACCGTGAAGAGTTTCATTTACTACATCTTGTACATACTGGTAGTAGTCTGCGTGTTCATCATCGAATAAATGAAAGTATTTTGATAGTCGAGCAAGAGTTACATCGGCGTGTTCAAAGTCGCCGACATCCATATCCTTCTCCAGAATATCAAATAAATCTTTAATCTTAGGTGCTAAGCGTGAATTCATCGTCTCATCCTTGCAATGTCTTTCATTTCTTGTTCGTTGATGATTGGAACTGCGTTTGACTTGTGCATTGTTCCGATGCCTTTAACCAAGGATCCTGTATATCGCTTTGGTTCTGGCCTAGCGGTAGATGCAGTTGCTGAGGTATTACTTCTGTATTCAGGTGTTTCTCGTCGATAAGGTTTTGGAGCGTTTGATTGAACTGCTCGGATAACTGGTCGAGCGCTTTTAGTATTGCTTTTCGTCTTTCTACGTCCTGAAGTTGTGTGTCCGATAGAGCCATAAAACATTCCCATAAATAAAAAATCCCCATGAATTGAAGTAATATTATACAGCAATCCACAGGGATAGTCAAGAACTTTTTTTATCAGAGGTCGTCAATATCTTCATCAGTTTTGTGTGAACTAGCTTCTCGCTCCTGAGGAGTAAGTGCTGTGTCTGGCCCCATTTTCAAAGACTCCCAATCCATTACAGATGTGAAAGACTTCATACTAGCGGCTCTCATTTTTACACAGTTAAAGCTAATGCAGGCATCTTCTTGATCGTACGCTTCGAGAGCATAGGCTGCATCAGCCGCATCAAGAATGCCTTTTGCGAAGCGTGCTTCGCCGGTTGCATCGGTTTGGTAAGGAGAGAATACTGTGCATTCATACTCCTGTGCCATAGCTTTAAGTGCTTTGGATACTTCAATCTGTTCCGTCCAATCGTACTGCCCTCCCCGAGAGGGAATGTTAGAACGCTTGACTTGGTTGATATAGTCAACAATAATGACGCCAGCGTCAATACGATTAACTTTCTTGTCGAGTTCGGCACGGATCTTCGCAAGAGTTAAACTAGGATCATAAACTACATCGAGCTGTTGAGTCGGGAGAAGCTCATGCTCTGTCGTAAGCTTACGATGAAACTCTTGGAAGTCTCGGTTTTCCCGATACTCCTTCAACCGGTCCTGACCTTGCTGGAAGCGGCTCGCCCACCAGCCAGCCACCTTCTCCCACTCGGTCACACTTAGATTTTGTGTCCGAAGTCGAGAATATGGCACTTCAGTAGCGATAGAACAACACCGTTGCAGTATTGATCTACTATCCATCTCGATCGTGAAATAGATAGCTGAACGGCCAGACTGAAATACATTGTTTGCAATGTTAGCACACGTAAGAGACTTACCAGCCCCGCGGCGACCACCAACCAGAACCAAATCTCGGGGGGAGAACTTGATTTCATGGTCGTACTCAGCGTTGAGACCAAGACCAATATACTTACCGATCTCTTCTTCAGGCTCAAACAGTTCTATACGTTGCATACTTTCTTGAGGAACTTCAAGGTCAACCTTGTCCTCAATATCCAAAACAATTTGATGAAGCTCTTGCACTGACTCTTCTGCAGACGAAAAGACTACAGAATTATCAATATAAGTGTCAAGAGAGTTAAGGATTTCTTTCTGAGTATATTCATTCTTAAGATACTCAAGTAAAGTACCGGCATCAATCTCTACGTCGACGGCTTCGATAGCGAAGACCTTATCGCGGGTAGGGGCATGTCGTATACTTAACTTGAGATCGTCGAACGAAGGGAACTCGTGAAATTTCTCGCAGTGCTTGTCAATTTGACTATAAAGCGTGTGATATTCGGCAGGCAGATACTCTTTACGCAGATAACTCCACGTTTCAAAGTCTGCCAGCGCGATGCACTGCTTTATCAAAGCACTTGATATATTCAAAAGTTCCCCCGAACATTAAAAAGGCCGACTAGAAAGACTCTAGCCAGCCTACCTTACACAGAAGTGTAATTACTGAGACTTAGCTGCCTTAGCGGCACCATCATAGTCAGCAGCAGTTAGACCGCGACGAGTCAACATAGTCTTCACGCCTCGAGCAGTTTTACCAATAGACTCGGCAATTGCTTCAACAGTCATAGATGCAACATCAACACCGTCAAGAGGATCTACGTTAGTAGAGCCTTTGGTGTTCTCCTGACGAGGAATCGCCTGGATGTCGCCGGAACGAAGAAGGCTAAGAGCCTTACCACGAACACTATTTACAGAGCGATCAAGAGCTGTAGCGATTGCTTCAACAAACGCACCGTCATTCACCATAGTGATGAAAGTAGCTTCTTCAGCTGCTGTGTAAGTACGTACACTCTCTACTTTAGGAGCAGGAGCAACGTGAGCAGTCAATTCCATAGACAGGATTTTGCCTTGGATAGACTTAGGAGAGAACTCTCCGCCTTCAAAGTGCTCAGCAATTTGAGCATACGTGTAATCGCCTGAGTTATCAGTGACAAACGCACGAAGGGTAGCTTCTTGAGTTGCGCTGAACGAACGTCCACCGGCCGCAGAAGCAAGCTCTACTTCGTATCCCATCTTTCGCAGTTTGCTAGAGATAGAACGAGTAGAAGTTTCAAGGCTGTCTGCTGCTTCTGCAACAGTAGCTTGAGATACGGGGCTTTCTTTGCCCACAAAAGTTGTAAGCGCTTCAGTGCGCTCATCGGTCCACTTAGGAAGTGCCATATTAATTCTCCAAAAATGATCTAAGATCAGTTACTATAGTAACGCCAGTATCTCTGGCTTGTCGTGTTTTAGCAGATTCAGTCCCACCCTCATTGATGAGAAAGTCTACTTGTTTGGTTAGACTAGATTTAACTTCGTATCCAGCCGCATTCAAAGCTTCGGTAGCATCAGCTTTGGTTTTGAAACTCTTCAACCTACCACTAATGCAGACAAAACCTTTACTCGCAGGCACAGAAACACCAGAGAACTTATAGTCAAACGGCATAGAGCCATCAAAGTACCCATAATAATCTCTGCGTATCCAAGTCAATAAATTGTCTGTAGCTTTTGGGCCTAATCCGGCACGCTCACAAGCGTCTGCGTTGATTTCAAATAATGTATTTACAGTCTCAGACAGCTTCCGTGTTGCCGTTTTTCCGATTAATGGAATACCAAAAGCAGGAAGTACAAGCTCAAGCGGAGCAGAAGCAGAGTTCAGAATCTCCGCTATGAGCTTGGATGTCACTTTTTCAGAGCCCAACGATGCTAAGATATGCTCTTCGGAAGAGGTATAAATGTCGGACGGGCAAGTCCAGCCTAGCCGTTGAATAGACGCAGGGCCGAGACCCTTGATCTTCATGGTTTTGGCAAAGTGCTCCACTGCTTTCGCATTTTGTGCAGGGCACAGAATGTTACGACAGTATAAGGAATCAGTAACCCACTCTAGCTCACTGTCACAAGAAGGACAATTAGTAGGAGGTAAGATTTCTTGGAACATGGACTACTCCGAAAAAGTGAAAAGATATTATACGAAAAGTTGAGCTAAAAGTCAAGAACTATTTTTCTCGATGTCCACTCGTCTCACGATTCGTGGAATGATCTCCCCACTCCGTATAACTTCAACTGAGCAACCTATTTCTAGGTCCAGAGAGCGAATGTACTCGATGTTGTGTAGAGTTGCACGGCTCACAAGTGCATCCCCCACTTCGACGGGCTTTAGTATGGCAACTGGGCTCACGACCCCTGATTTGCCTACTTGCCACACAACATCAAGTAATTCTGTAGTCACCCCATCCTTCTGCTCTTTAAGAGCGAAAGCCCCTCGGGGGTGATGAGCTGTATATCCCATTCTATAGAAAGCCTCATAACTATCTACCCTGAACACCTCGCCGTCCGTTGGGAAGCCGGATGCATCGAAGTGAGTGATAGTATCAAAGCCCTCTTGGGCCAAACCGTCCATTGCAGAGGTAAGATGCGTGTGTTCGATATACTCGCCTTGAATGTCATACGCTACAAAACGTAGGTATGAACAACGAGCACGGAACTCCTGCATGTCTTTGAGATTCAAAGACCCCGCTGCAAAGTTGCGAGAGTTTGGAATCGTATCGGGCGCTACGACTTCACCAGTAATTTGGCAAGTGCCAATAGTACTGATATTTGCAGGTACTAGCTCTTCTAGCTTCAACGTGATATCACGACCTATATTGCCGTCTCCCCTGGTTAAAGCCTGAGCTAGATGGCCGTTGACATACTGCAACGACACTGCCGCCCCATCAAGTTTAGGTGTACGCACCATAGGTGACGCAACGCCTTCTATGTCATTTATGTTAAAAACTTTCTGCAGAGAATACATTTTATACAGGTGTGGAATACCGTCAGTAACCGTATGTCCCACCGCATCATAACTGTACAATCTTGCTAATGCATCGAACTCAGCATCCGAGATTATCGGAGTACCTGAGTAGTACATTGCAGAAGCCTTTTCCAAAAAATGTTGCATATAGTTCCCTCACTCAATAAACAATATTATACAGAAAAAAGGAAACAAAGTCAAGAATTATTTTGAGTATAAGTCCTTGATAAGTTCACCGAAGTGTTCTTCAATGATTTCCTTACTTTCTGCAAGTGATAAGATTTCGACTAGCCCGACGAAAAGATTTCTCGAATTATCAAAATCAAGAGGCATCGCTATACCCTCACTACTAGGCTTCCATTCTTCGTCAAAGTCCATATAGTACTTACGAACGTGCAAATACTCTATGCCCCTAAACGCATTGATGGTAAGCCTGACCTGTACCTCCTTGGTCTCATCGTAATGAATTACCTTCTCATAAATCTCAGGTGCTTGGTATAGTTCCATTTTAATCTCCGTTTTTTAACACGGAGGCTAACGGTACTACACTCGTCACATTCTGTGGCTTGAGTAGGCGAAAGGAGTCGGTGTCCCAACAAAAAAGCAAAAGAGTCTGTTCAGATTCCTTTGCTCTGTTTTTCTTTTGTTGAATGTAGGGCGTGCTGAAGTCCAATGTGCAAACATTGTATTTCAACTTATTACTGTTTTCACTGCGATAAGTGATTACAGCATCACCGTACTCATCGACGAGCCGTGCTAGTTCTTCTTTTTTCACAAATGCTCCTAATGAAGCGGGTTGGCAGAATCTTCTCCCGTGCCGACTTGCTAAGGATGTGAAAGGGGCTTACGCCCCAAGAATTAGCCGTTTACTGCTGCGATAACTCCAGCAAAGTACATTGCTGCTTTACCTGTCAACTTGCTGACGATTTCTTCATCAACTTCTTGACCTGCATCAGTGAGTGCTGCTGTAAGAGACTCGATAGCTGCTGCTTTAGATACGCGAGTACTAGTTGCTCCACTCGCCTTTGATGTCCCACCAGAGGCGGGGGCTTTTTTTACATATACGCCTGCCTTGGTAAGTACCATGCGAACACCGTTAGGTGATTGATCGAACTGCTCTGCGATTTCTGCGACGATCTCCATGCTGTTTTCTGGAGTTGGATTACCTGCTTCGTACGCCTCGATAACCTCTGCTTTCTGTTCGTCTGTCCACGCCATTTTACGTTTCCTTCTAGTTTGTGATTGTGTTGCTCCAGGACAGTTGCCTGTAGCTTGTAGTTGTGCTTGATAAAATCTATCGCCCAAGGTAGTGCTCTACCACTGCGACATATGCTCCGAGTACGTGAACACATACTCCTAATGTTAATAAACCAATTAATAATTCAGCCATCTCTTGCCTTCCATTTTAGCTTGTCACCTTCAGTTTCAAATTTAACCATTCGCATCGGGTCATCCTCGATGAAATGAATACTTTTAAATGCAACTTCGAGCGTTTGAAAATATACTTGTATAGCCTTACTACGGAACTCTTCGTCTGGCCACAGATGAAAACAGTTCCAATACTCTTTTTCAAATCTACATACTCGTACTTGCTGTTGAAGAATAGGATGCATACCCATAAACTTTTGTTGTATATCCACACAGGCACGTAGTCTTTGACTGCCACATATAGGATACCAGTTTGGCATTACAAGTATAGGAGCTTGAATACCATTTTTAAATAGATCTTCTACCAATTCTTCTTGAACAGGAATATTCTCAAAATTGTTTGCAAAAGATTCTTGCTCAATTAACCACTCTACAGATTTAGTATACCATGTAGTTGGTGGAAAAGCAATAAGTTCTGCGGTTTCTTTTTTGATTCTATTCGTCATTTAAGATACTATTATAGATGATATAGCTAAAGAAGTCAAGAAGTATTTTTAGATACGTGATAAATCTACTCCGTATTTTTCAAGGTGAGACAGCTTTCCGAGATCATAGGCAAGAGAGTAAGCAGCATAGCCACCCTTATCTATGTTTGCCCATTTGTCTGCCTCTTCTCTGACTTCTTCCATGATGTAGATTGCATAGCATTTACTACCGTACTTTTTCTCGTAGTTTACGTCTGAGAATCCGGCTTTTTCTGCTTGGTAGTCGACTGAGAGTTCGTAGTCGACTCGGGCTGGCTTTTGGTAGACTGCTGACCAGACGATTTCTCCGGGCGCGAACGATTCACCAATGCAAGACTCAGGAAGTATAGAGATTCCGCTTTCTCTCTCAACCTTTGGGACTCCGACTCGCTCAATGAGAGATCTAACGAATCCACTCGATCTAAATAATCCTTTCGCGATCTCGGCAATTGAATCTCCGGAAAGGTATCGTTCAACTGCTTCACGAATTTCTTCATTTGTTGCTCCTCGTCCTCGATTCTGCTTTTTACGTACTTCACGATACTCGATTTTATCTTGGTAATCATCAATGATTCTCTGGAGGCGCGTGGTATTGTATGCTATATTCAGCATATCGCACGCAACCTTCTTGGAAATAGGTGTTTCCCCATTCAACAAAGTTATAACTTTCGATATATTGCTTTCGCTCAGGTTCTCGTGGTCTTTCTTTTTGATCTTCCGTACCAAAGATTTTCTCCCAATTCTCGTAAAATTTTCTTGTGTTTTCTACTCTTGATCTACTGCCCTTGCTCACGAGGATCGTCTCCTATTGACATACGTAAGTACCAGATAGCTTTCTTTATATCTTGTACTTTGTTCTGTTTGTTGTTTGCTCTCCAAATGTATTTGAAAGCATTGAGGCGGCAGTACTCTTCAAATCCTTCTGTGGATGTTGTTGTCTTCATCGCATCAATACATTCTACATCATCTCGTCGGTAATGTAAAGGACTATTTACTGGGTCATGTACTTTCATTCTACGGCCTCTGCAACGTCAGGGAAGTGAGTTGCAATAATATCCCAGCACTGATCTGCAATACGCATATGTTCTTTCTGAGTGCCGTGACCCCGCCGCAGGTCGCAATAGTGAATCCACGAACGAAGAGTTCCGCTCATGTATAGCGTAGATACTGTATTACCTTCTGGTAGCACTGCACGGGCTTGCTCTTTTGCAATACCATTATCTAGTGCCCAGCGATACGCTTTCTTTGACGCATCTAATACTTTTGCTTGCTTCATGTTCCAGTCTTCGTACAGGCGTTCGTGTTGAGACTTGTTTCCGCCTTTACCAAAATCTTCAGAGTCTTCCAGCTCAATACTGTTCTGACGGTTGCTAGGATCTTGCAGGCGAGCTTCACGATAGTAAAAGTCTTCTGCAATCGCATACCGCTGGCTAAACTCTTGAAAGCTAAAACTACGGTGACGCAACATCTGTCGAGCAATATCTCGAGTGGTGCGAATTTCCATAGTAATACTTACCATCTCGAAAGGAGACCAGTGCCCGTGACGAATAAGGTATCGTAGCAGGCGTGGTGCGCTTTCGTGATGGTTTTGATTCTCTGGGTTACTTACTCGTGCTGCATAGGCTACCAACTCTTCTGCGGTATGGCAACCTGTGGCAATATTTGGCTTTGTCAGCCCTACTAATTCTACTCTACTCATTTCGCTGTAATCCTCTGTTCGTAGTCAGCAAGAGACTCATCCCACCAATCGGGAGTTGGTCTATGGCTCCAACTGGCGAAAGTAGCCTTGTCAAGATGATAATAATCACGGTAAGACTGTATTGGGTCATCATAGTTTTTGAGTACTTCAGGCATCGCAAGTCCAAACGTGGTGAGCCCCACTCGTTTAATGTTGACTGGGTCAGGTAATTTGTTGATGACCTGCCAGAATGACTTGTGTTCTTTGCCGTAGCGATACCTAAATTCCTCTGCGAGAGCATGAGCATAGCACCATGTCCACTCGTAATTGTCTAGTGATGAGCGTGTCCATATCGTGCAGGGATGATTGTACATCATACCAAGATATGGGGTAAGTTGTCTTTCTTCGGGCTTGAGAGGTTTCTCAAGCTTTTTGTATTCATTGAGTACTGCGGCTTCATCTTTCTCGAGTGCTCGAGGTACGAAGCCGAGTAGAGTATCTACCCATATCGCAGTACAGAGTAACTGTGCGGCCTCGAGTATCATCTTGTTAACGTGCTTGTCAACATGATACTCGGCGCACTTGTCTAAATCTTTATCTAAGTAAAATAAATTCATGAGAGTATTATACTCGTATCAGCAGTGAAAGTCAAGAACTAATTTCCGTTTCGTAGCTTATTAAGTATAAATTCAGGATCTGTAAACATATAAGGATCCTTCTCATGATTGTCTTCTTTTCCTTCTTCGATGAACCAGTCAGTAATGTGTCCATTATCTACAACTGCTGCATATCGCCATGAACGGCGACCAAAGCCAATGTTGTCTTTGTCTACAAGCATTTGCATTTCTTCCGTAAATTTACCACTACCATCTGGAATTACTACTATCTCGTGAAGTTCGTGGTCTCGTGCCCAAGCGTTACATACAAACGCATCGTTTACTGTGATGCAGTAGATGTCGTCGATTCCTTCACAATAGATGTCTTCTGCCAAATGCTCGAAAGAGGGCAGTTGGTAGGTGGAACAGGTTGGCGTGAAAGCGCCCGGCAGGGAGAAAATAAGTACTCGACGCTTGGCAAATATATCCCAAGTAGATACATCTACCCAGTCAAAATTACCGTCGTCATCCTGGCGTCGAGCCTTAAATACTACTGAGGGCACCATTTCTGGTAGAGAGCGCCAGTACCCTTTCTCTTCGTACTGAGCGCGCTCGTGTTCTGTGCAATAAATTGCCATGGTTATACGTTCTCCATTCTCGTCATTAATCTTTCAGCTCGTTTCCCAACTTGGCGGTGCCAAAGAGAGTCTCGGCCTTCTACTCCTGCTGTAGCCCAGTCGCCTACTTCGAGTGCGGCATTAAACTTCTTAAACTTTCCGAGTCGTGGGCGTCCGAGGTTGAACATCATGTTCACGAGTATCTCTTGTACTTCTCCTGGAAAACCGCACCAGATGTCTGCACCATAGAGAGCTACACACTCGCTTACAGCCACATCGAGATCGCTGTTAAAACACTCGATAACTCGCTCGACTGAGACTGGCTCTCCGACGGCGTATCCGTGCTCTGGATCTGACTCAAGCACGAGATGTCCCACTCCGAAGGTTTTGTACCCAAGATGGTCCAAATAAATTTCATAGACAACTCCTTCATCAATCTTTAGCTGTTCATAGACGGCTTCTTTATTCATTCTTTGTCCTCTTTACGTTCGTTTGACGCTCGAATAAAACGCCATTCGTTTCGCTTCTTGTCGTATTCGTGTATCAAATATGCTCCTGATAGACCCATCATCAGTGTTCCTCGAAGCTCTTCGGCATCCCACTGATAGCCGGTTACGACTAATTCTTCTAAGTTTGGTCTGAGGTCTGGGTCTTCGGCTTCCTCTGCCATCGCTGACCCCGCTGCGATTAGTAAAATACTAACTACTACTTTTTTCATGTTACCCTTTATACTCCTTGTGGGAGGCTGTTTTTGTGGGCAACTTGGATATAGGTGTTGCCCTAACCTTCTTCGTCATCTACCTCTAACACTCCTGTGTCAATTAGATATTGTACGGTATTTTCTATACCTTCTCGCCGTCCAAGATGAAACGCAGTGCCTGCGGCTCCGGACATACAAAGGGCGAAAACAATTAGTGCGGTGGTATAATCAAGCATACAAATCTCCTATGTATTTTCGTAGATGTGTATATTATACTGAAAAACGGGGGAGATGTCAAGAAATTTTTTCAGTTATGTCACTCATAACTACGTGTTATATTTTGCTACCAAAGAAAAATACTTCTTGACTTCTCGGACAGAATCACCTATAATATACAACATGAAAGAATATCAGAAGAAACCTTGGAATTCAGAAGAGCGTAACCTGCTCAGGAACAATTACCATTTAAAGAATGAAGCAGAATTGCTAGAAATGTTCCCAGGACGCACTATGAACGCTATTCGAAAACAAGTTTTCTATCTTAAAAAACGTGGTTGGACATTTATGAGACGAGGAGTAATTTAATGGCCAAGAAGAAAAGAATGGGTAAGTCAAACAGTACAAGCCAAGGTCTACGTCGTAGTAGCCGAGGTTGCCGATCACTTACTCCAATACAACGGTTGAGAAATCAACAGGAAGCATGGCTGAAAGGTAAGCGTGTTATGTTAGTAGTGAATGCTGCTGGCCACAAAGTAGAAGCACAAGCTGTTTGGGGTCTACCTCCCATGCTACGAGCAAAGGAAAGAAATGCCGAAAGTTAAGGTAAGAAACAACAATGTAGAGTCAGCACTACGAGTATTCAAGAAAAAGTGTGCTGACATCGTATGGGAAGTAAGACAACGAGAGTATTACGTTCCCAAATCAGAACGCAGGCGGCTAGCAAAGAAGGCCGCAATTTCACGAAGTAAAAGGAAGAAAAATGATACCAACTAATTTTGAACTTGCAGGTGATTTCATGGAGGCGTTTGGTCAGGAAGTCCAGGTTCATCCGACTTGGCCTGACTTCTCCACTCGTGAACTACGCCTAGAATTAATTCGAGAAGAGTATGAGGAACTGGAAGAAGCTATTGAAAATCGTGACCTCGTTGAGGTTGCCGACGCTCTCACAGATTTACTGTATGTTATCTACGGTGCTGGTCATGCATTTGGGCTTGACCTTGATGAGTGTTATCTCGAAGTTCATCGCTCTAATATGAGTAAACTCGGAGCAGACGGACGCCCTCTCAAAAGAGAAGATGGCAAAGTTATCAAAGGACCAAACTTCTTTGAACCAAATCTAAAAGATATTTTAGTAGAAGTATGATAGGATTACTTGCAATTTTTCTATGTCCAATGGTATTTGGGGGAATGGCATTTCACTATTCCCACAAAGCTATTCATAAAGAGACATTAGATAGATGGAAAAAGCAAGGATACGAAAAACAATGATAGTTTTAGCCTTCTACACTGAAGGCACTCCTTATGAAAATGAAGCAAAGTCGTGGGAAGAGAGTTACTCTTCCTGCGAATTTTTTATAGTGCGCACACCTTCTACTGGGTCTTGGGAAACAAACTGTGCACTAAAACCAAAAATACTACAGTCAGCACTAAAACAATTAAAAGATGATATACTGTACGTTGACATAGACTCTCGCCTACTTAGACCCATTCCTCCTATAAAACATCCCGAAGTTCCCGGCTTATGCTGGTGGAATGCTTACTTTAATAATTATGAGAGAGAACTTCTTTCGGGCACTATTTATATTCCAAACAATGAAGCAGGAGTAACTTTGCTAGATCTTTGGGTGGAAGAGCAGGCAAGAACGCCTGAAGTGTGGGATCAAAAAACTTTACAAAAAGTGGTGGAAACAAATAAAATTCCTCATGATACGCTAGGATATGAATGGATTTCTGTAGCAGATCGTATTGAGGTAGAGAACCCAATTATTCATCATACTCAAGCATCGAGAAAGTACAAAAAAGATATAAAGTAAAAAGGGGCACTAGGCCCCTTTATTTTTATGTGATAAATACAGCTTTTGTAACTTCACATTTATGTGTTTTCTTCCGTGTTTTGAGTACCACGGTGGAACCTTTCTCTGGCTTTCCTCGTACCGAAACAGCCGTAGGTCTACTTGTAGTCGTGCAGCTTGTAACAAGCGCGTACTTCTTTCCTTGTTTTTCGACTACCACAATCTCCTGAGAATATGCTTGAGCGGTCATCAGTAACCCCGCCACGATTAGTAGATATTTCATTGTATTCTCCTATCGTCTCACGACGATCTCTGTCGCTTCACAGCGAAGTATGTTAAATTTTCACAAAATATAATATCATTTTGTAACAATATTGTAACATTTGATAGGAAGAAATGTCAAGGATTATTTTCTGGTGGAGCCTCGAAAGCTTGGTTTGTTCTCTCCCATTGTGCCGAATATTTACTCAAAGTCGCGTTTCCATCTTCATCAATGAAGCACCAGATGGGAGGCCGAAAACCTACTTTGAACTCCCAGGCATCAGTCTGAAGCAGAGAGGTTTCTTTCACTTCTCCCCGTCTATCGCGGTACGCTCCGACCCCGCCGAGAAGATCTAATTCTTGACTACCGTAGGGATTCCATACTTCATTCATTAATGCAACGCATACAGCGATCATTCGTACCCGCTCCGACCCCGCCGTATCTTTTCAAGACGTTCTATCTCTTTCATTGCCATCATGTCTGACGCTTTCATACCCCAGACCCATGGTAGCAGTCCGTGTACTATGAGTACAAATGCTACTGACCATGCAAACCACAGATGCTCTAGATACGTCTCTTGTATCACTCTTAAATGTCTTAATCTACTGGCCATTCTATAATCTCCCATTCACCTTCGTAGTACATACCACTTTCCATTACGTACTCATATGCGCTTTCGTAACTTTCAAAAGGCATATGAGCATTTACTTCGCCATTTAACTCAATATAGTATACAAAATCTACATGCATTCTATACATCGTCGTCTCCTTCTCCTCCTAGCACTAGCCATGTTAGTACGATGAGTACGCTACCAATTAGTCCAATTACTTCTATCATGATGTTTCCCTCACTAAACTTCCTGACGCTACTCCTGTTGGAGGAGCATCCCATAAATTAAATGCTATTGCTTTTCGTGTTCCTCTCGTAACTGTACTTACTCTATGAAGATACTCACCGGCTGGAAAAATAATAAGCCGGTTATCTTTTGCTTTCAATACTTCTGGGTCTGAGTCTTCTCCTTCACTAAAGATTTCAAGATTTCCACCTTCAAAGTCCTGTCCCGGAGGATAGTAGATCGTACCGATGTCTGGTCCTACAACCGCCCCAGTTTCTTCCCAAAGTTTTTCGTCCTTGTCTTGGTGTAGGCAAAGAGAGTTTTCCCATATAGTATCTGTAGCTTCACACGTCTGTACTCCAGTCCAGTACTCGATGCCTGATATACTATAGGAAGCAATGATAGGACAGTTCTCACCCCATACTGTTTGAATAAGACGCTGTGTAATATTTACAGCTTCTGTACTCCACCAGCCATCCCACCATTTATATACTCCAGGATCTGCAAAGATACTTTCAAGGTTATCTGAGATTTCCTGTAGAAACTCTGGGTCTTTGATAAAATTATCTATTACTACTATCATGCCCACCATTCCTTCATAATTGCTACGGTTAGCATAAAAAATGAAACCGTGTTTAACATAATCAGTGCACGGTCTCTCCATATCACTGACACCCAAATCCATAGAATTATTCCTACCCACCCAAGGTAAAGATCGTACATTCTGTACTCTACACCAGCAGCACGCATCATCAACGATGCCATTACAAATATAGAAGCTACCCACTTGAGATACCAGTGAAAGTCCTCTGGCCACCAATTTCGGTCTGGCTTCGATATTCCGAGAGCACGAATCATAGGATTTCCAACTCCGCCATTTCCTTCTTTTTTCAATTTCACACTCCAATAATACACTTTATTTTGTTTAGCTGACACTGCCGAATAAAGACCTCCATATACCTACTCAAAAACAATACTTTCTTTATGCCAAAAAGTGTGGTAAAATATATCATAAATTGATAGACAATAAGGTCAATCATACTTCTCACTAACTAACAGTGACGTAAGTATTGTTGTAGTAATTACTGCGTTTAGAGTTGAAGGCGTTAGCCTTTCCACTCGATACCCAGTATATTGCAAATAGCTACTTACGAACTGTTTCAAATCCCACCTCTAATTCACGAACAATCTAAGTGTGAATTACGACTAATCAATATGACCGGGATAATCAAATAACAATAAATAACGGTCATAACACTTAAACTGCTTTACTCAAAATTCGTCTTCATTTTGTACAATTATGCCAAACCGAAATTTTTTTAAACTCGTTTTAATCCCGTAATAAATTGAGTTTAATTATAATAATTTTCTCTTAATTCCTTCGAACAGAATGCTCAAGGGGTAGATAACACAAGCTATAGCCATAATTCCAGCCAGCGTTAAAAACATTGCAGCGACTCCATAGCTTAACCATAATGCTATAGTTGGTAGTATATCAATCACGTTGAGACCCCGCCACCGCTTTTGACCACGCTATAGTGAATCGCTCTTCTGCCTTTGCATTTTCGAAATGTATAGTATTTACGTGAGGGTCGATTCTACACTCTATATTCTCGAGCTTACAAAGCGCCACAGCTCTTCCAAAGTTCGGTGTACTCTCAAATTTTGTACTTGGTCCGTAGTACTTCATTATATGCCTCCGGGGTAGTCATCAAATTCCGTCAACCCCGCTACTGCTTTTTCGAGGCTTCTGAGTGATGCTTTTGGACTCTTCTCGAGGCCAGCCAAAGCCGAGTTCTCAAGTCCAAGACTCTCAGCGATATTACTAACGATTTCCACTTTCGTGATAGGGCTTTCACCAGTCTTTGAAACATATACTTCTCTCCTGTATACACCTTCTCTACTGAGTTTTCCGATTATTGATTTTGTACTTCTTCCATATTCTTCTGCTAACTTATCTACTGTTTCTCTAGTGGGTACGTCTAAATACGCCCCTACCATTTTAGCTGTCTGCTCATCAGTATAGTTTGACATTCTTATGCTTCTCCTTTCTGCTATAACATTTTTTACTTTTGTGTACACTACTTCTATTAAACATTCGTGCAAACTTCGCCACGGGGTTGGAGGCAAGTCGCTCACACTGTCCACTACAATACCATACATCTAGTACTGCATTGAACTCTTTTCCACATTTTCTACACTTCCGTTTCATCTTCCTCGCTCCACGGGGTAAATACTATTGTTCCTTCGTCGGCATCTACGCCTACACCAGAAGAATATTCTAGATACCCCACTTCGACATTTTCGACCCCGCCTAAAGCGTGAGCATACCGACGCAAATAGATATTGTACTCTGCTTCAAGAGAGGCAGCCTTCTCTTCTATTTTATCTACGAGTGCAAACGCTCTGTTTAAATTATCATAAACTTCCTCCAACTCAGCCTTTCTCTCGTCGAGCTGAACTTGCAGGGACTTATCTTCTGGGAATTTCAAAATTGTCATATACTTTCTCCATTTAAGTTATAATTATACTGGTTCTGGAGAAAAATGTCAAGATATTTTTTAGGTGAGGTAGGCATAAAAAAGCCCGTATAAAACGGGCAACGGACTTTGCTATGTCAAATAAGTACTGGAGCCCCAACCATGCTATACCCAGTGTCCTAACCAGTGATCTGTTTACGGGCCAATCACAAAAACGCACGTTAGCACGTATCGTCGCTAATCACGCCTACGCTAATTACACCGGATAGTAGGCTCGGCGACGAGGGTAGTCAGCAACGGCTGGAGCAAATCGGCTCATGTTGTTACTGCTATACCTCGATTTGAATAGATATTATACTCGCTCAGAGCATCAAAAGTCAAGAATTATTTTTCGCAACTTCTGAAATAGTTTCCCAGCGTTTGTGTCCAGTAGCGTAGCTATTGTACTCAATAACTAGCGCATCAGCATTCATGTGTAATACTGGCTTAGGCTCTACTTGTGCTCTGCTAAAATGCAAAGCAATTCGGTTAGATACTGTCTTCGGGTCGTCTTGTAGGGCATACATAAATGTCTCTCTCCTCCCAGGTTATGTCAAATCCTTTGCCATGAATAGGCTTTCTTGCAAATATACGACCACCTTGTGTAGCTTCCATCACTACATCGCATTTATCCCAGTCGGGATTTTCCCATAAAAATACATCAAGGTGATGCCGTAGGCTTTCTACTGATATTCTCACCAGATCAACCCCTCATCTTGCATATCAAATAATATACGTTGCACTTGAAGTTCATCAAATGCCCACTCGTACTCTAACTCTTTACGAATGCCGCCCACAAAAACCATACTACGGCCTGTAGCAAGAGTAGAAGTGTGACGGTCAACGACCGCCACCATTTCGTGTCGAGATAACAATCCCATTAGCCCACCAACGCGTCGATCATGAACTGAAGGTCAACCTTAGTCATCTTGTTGAGCGATGGTAGCTCACGACCGATTGCATTCTGAACCTGAGATACTAACTCAGCTTTCATGATAACAGGCTCGCCACGCTTAGTTACACGCTCAGTTTTCTGATAGATACCGAGAGCAGAGAGCTTCGCAATGACACTGCGCTCAGTCTTGTTGAGGCGCTCCGCCAGGCTGTTGACAGTCTCACGAGTTGGCTCGAGAGTGTACTCGTCAGTGATGATAGTGATGTCTGCGTCTGAGTAGTTAGCAGATGATTTTGCAGTTACGTCCATAATATTTTCTCCCAAAAATTTGTTTGTGTTCCGATTCAATATAGTAATTATACTACTGAGGGGCAAGAATGTCAAGAAGTTTTTCATCATTCGGCCCAAAAGATTTCGTCTTCGTCGCCAGAGTCACGAGCCATTTCCATGATGAACTCAATGTCGGTGTCATTGTGGCACAGTACAAACTCTTCTGAGCGCAGGTCAAAAGCAATGTCGTATACAACGAATGGCTTAGGAGCTACTTCAAACCAGAACTCGTCACCGTAAGCGTAGTCAAACAACTCTTCCAAGGTGTAGTCCACTTCGGTTTGTAACATCTCACGGGTGTCAGCAATAAAGTTGTGCCACTCAAGCGCATTGTACATTTTGCACTTTTGGTCAGCGATGTCGAATGTTACAGCAATAATTTTTTCCATAGCAAGGTCTCCTCAGTCAATGTAAACATTATACAGGGTCCGGCAAAATATGTCAAGAAGTTTTTTCGTTAAGGCCAACGCAAACGAATTCCGGGGGGCCGCACA